GTGCGTTGATGGGCCGTAAGGTGTATGACTCGCTCACTGAGATGACTACTGAGTTGGCTTTTGGGAAGGTGGTCTCTTCATTTCACGACGGCGGCGATTATGTACAGGATTTGCAAAGAGTGCGCCAGTTGTTCGCACCAACTTTTGCAGCAGGACATTCGCTGCGCCGCACCATTATTTTCGGTGATCACGCATCTCAGTACCATAATTTGACACTTAATGCAGGGGGATGGGCTACCCGTTGCTTGCCATCGTACGAGCATTACTATTTCATTCGCCTCATCATGCCTGATATGACACGGCCAGTCGTATTGGTAGAGAAAAAGGGTTTTGACCGCGTCATGGCAACGTACCGCACTCAAGCTATCAAGGACAAGATGGTTGCTCGTATTGTGTTGCGTCAATCTGTCGTCACGTATTCGATATCAGGCACGCAAGTTACACCACGTATCACACTTTCAGAAACGGAGGCACAAGCTTTAGGCACGTGGATAGAGGTGTACTCTGAGGTGCAAGATGCGCTGGCTGAGAATCATGCCGAAGAGTTGCGGCCGAAGTCTACCACGGAGACGGTTCGAAAATCAATCTATTCGTCAGTCGCTTCTACCCTCGCGGCCACAACTACTGGGACCATGGCGTTGGGGGCTATGTCTAGCATGGAGGCCTTAATGCGCATCTATCGCACAGACATCGGCCAGATGACGTTGGATCAGATGTCTGAGCGCGCGATGGAGGAGCATTTCGGCGCGAAGATTGAACCAGCATCATTGATCAATGTGGTCATTAGTGCTTGGTCCACCTTGTTTGGCTGGGTGACCTCACCACGCAAGTGGCAAACGGCTATTGAGCATGGCTTCAGAGAGTCATGGGCCATCTCATTTTCTTATGCTGATGTGGTTGGCGTAGCAGTGATGCTAGGCATGAGATACTCCATTGACGCCACCAGGGTGTTAGTCGACTGCACTATCACTGTGGCCAGAATCTCTGGTAAACAAGAAGCTGTGAAGAAAATAACAGCATTCCTTGACTACTTGGATTGGTCCAATCAGAAGCTTACGAAGTTCTGGGTCGCTGTGCAGGATGCACAAGATTTGGATTTTCAGGCAGCCGCTATTGATATCGTTGAGACTTTTTTCAATGTGTTCTCTGTGGATCACGCAGTGGATTTGCAAAGATTCCGGGAGAAGAACTTGTTGCCTGAGGATCAAATCGTGGAGTTGGAATTGAATGCAGCATTGCCATATTCAGATTTCCTTTCTGAGGTGAAGCTGTTTCTCGGCAAGTTCAACTCGCATGTACGGCGAGGGGCTGCAGCGTCAGTTTTACTGAGTGCTTTCCATCACGATTGCCGTGCTGCGAACGCAAGTCAGAAGGCCAAGATGGTGCACATGCTTAAAAAAGAGTTGGCGAACATTGAGCCGGAAAGTTTCAAGGGCTTGCAATTCGCCCTCGGCGGCTCGCCTGACTTGATTCCGATACCCTTGAGACCAATAGACAATCAAGACATTCGCGAATGTTTCAAGCTCGGAAAGATTTCTTTGCCATCGCCAAATGGAGAGTACCGGTTGCATAGGCTGACTCAAGCAAACGGTGAGTATGATTTCTCGCCAATTCACAAGCTGATGGACCTGCAACACGGTGCAACGGTGAATGCTGAGAACCTCGCAGGGCCCAATTATATATCGCCAGATGCCCGGGGCGCGCAAATACAACATGCTCTTATAGAAGCTGTTGTTGCGGCAGACTTGGGGGCTCGCTTGTGCAATGACGCAGCCATGGTACCTTGGTACCAGGCCCAACTAGCCAATCCAGGGATAGATTACGTAGCGGACATTTTGCGCAAGTCTGAAGCTCTTTTCACTCAACCATCGGTTAAGAATTGGCTGGCGCACATCACAGGTTTGGCGATGGGTGGGAAGTCCAAAGTCCCGCGCACTTGGATATCTGTGAATGATCTTGTTGTGGTACCCACTCGAGAGTTGAAAGAAGAGTGGCAAGAGAACTTGGGAAAACTAGAACCGTTGCGGAGAGCTACTGTGGTAACTCAGCATGAGGCACTGGTGACCAAGTACGCTTCACGGTATGTGATCATAGATGAGTGTTATGCGTTTGATCCGGAGCATTTGCAGGCCATTGCCAATAGACATTCGCGCAGTAAGGGAGTAGTGACCATTGGGGATCGACGACAAATCTCTAACGTTTTTTCTCCAACGCAACTTAAGCTCATTGCTTCCGACGCACCTTGTGTGATGATTACACCAACGACCTTCGTGGGATGGGATGCTGCTGTAACGTACTTGCACAGCACGGTCACTGACACTTTCGTGGAGGACCTGTTTTGTGGGTCAGAGGATGCCGAAGCTATGTGCTACACGCTCACGGCGGATGATACGCTACTGCCAGGAGAGGGCGATATCGCGATGCAGGGCACTCAAATTGGGAAAGAGATGGTTTTGCAACGCGGTATCAAGGCAGCAACTGTGCATGAATGTCAAGGTCGGCGTTCCGAATTTTCAGTTATTCACGGCCTAGGCCGGGCTTTAGGTGGAGATTTGCGTTGGTTGGGACAGGCTGAGCAAGCCTCGCATTGCGCTGTGGGCTTTACAAGAGCTCGCAAGAAGACAATTTTCGTGGTTGAAGGAGTCTCTGTGCTGACCAACTTCCGCTGGTTTGATGACACATCTGTGAATGGACGCCTACCAGATACCGTCATCATGGGAGGCACATCTTGGGATTTTTGTGAGGTCCGGGCTGAGAGTGAGTCAACTTGGCAACATATACACGAGCCCAACATCATCGAGACAAGCTTAACTGAGCAACCGCTCACAGACCCTGTGACTGTGGCGACAGTGTTTACCTCGTCTGGGGAGCCACTTTCCACATCGGAGATCCGCACGAACGTTGAGTTGGTGTCTGGTGTGAGTTTTAGAGATGAGGGAATTGCTCATTCCGATACTTTCGATAACTACACTTTCCAACCGCGCGATGTACCCGGAGCTGATCAAGTCCAGGCATTGACTCGCAGCGTACCTGATGTGCGCACAAGGCCACAGGACTATGTGGATGCCGGGGTCATAGTGCAGTGGTTATTCGAGGAGGTGATTGATAAAAAACTTTTCTTCGCTCACATCAACAATTCAAGGCGTGCTGCCATCCATAGGCAGACAAGGCAACAGGCGATCGATGGCTCGTATGCCAATTACGAAACTGCTGCTTCGACCCTGTCTTTCGCTTTCTTGAAGCCGGAATTCGCCAAGAAACCTTCCGAAATGCAGAATGGTCCTTCAGAGCTTAAGGCACAAGGCGTTGTCTCAGCTAGTGATCTGCAACAGGCAATCTTCGCTGATACTTGCGATGCGTTGACACATGCCTGGGCTCGGTCAATGCAAAAAGGCAAACTGTCACCAGTAGGCCTTAGGGAGGAGGAGGTTGAAGACTTTCTGGCAACTTTCGAATCATCTGTCGAGTTGGATATTGAGAAGCAAGATTCATCACATCGCCCAGTACATGTCATAGTTGCATCCATTTTCCTTGAAATGGCTGCCGATAAGCAAGGCCTTGGAGCCCTTGCAAAGGAGATCAGGGATGAGCGAAGAGTGCGCATGATGGGTTCGCCGTTTAAGTTCATCTTGAACAAGGCTTTAGCGTCTGGTGATCCTTGGACATTGATCATCAACAAGATAATGGCGTTTAGCTCGTTGATCAGTGTTGCTAGGTTAAAGGATGTCCGTATTTGCCAGAGTGGCGACGATGTCACTATGGATAGGGAACCAGAGTGGCGTGGTATCGGGATCAAGAGTCAACGCATGGCGAATGCCGGGCTGACATGGAAAGTAGAAGAGAGATCACAGCGGCAAAGTGGCGTGACATTCATCAGCCGAGCAGTGTTGCCACACCGAACTGTGGTATACAAAGCGTTGCGCACGATCTTGAAGTACGCGTATCGCAAACGCAATCAAATACAACATGCCGGTATATCTGCTGATGCTCGACGTATCGAGGCGTTGGCGGCACGACACGGACTTCAGGCGTATTGTGAGGCGCGATGCCAAGTGTGGGGTGGTGATCCAGTCGTCGTCTTTGACATGTGGACTAGGGCGTTGGCTGTAGCGCGGGCAGGTTTCTCTTCCTTGCCTGATGAGTTGCGTTCCGAGGAGCCGCGGCAGTATACAGTGCGTGAGAGGAATGGTGGATGTTTTGGCTACGCTTTGGCAAATTGCGTGCGGACAAATGTTGCAGCCATCAACGCCATTGCATCATATCGCGGTCCTGTGAATCGCACCTTGGCGTTGAAAGTTTGTAGAGAGAATGGCGTTCCCATTATTATTATGAATGAACGTTTTGCACAGAGGTCTCGCAAGCGCCTAATTGATCAGATGGATAGAAGAAAAATTCTTCGTTCTTTTGTT